TGGCAGAATGAATTTGATAAGATGGCAGAAAAAACTTGCTTGCGTCAATTGATATCGGTATTCGGTTACATGTCAACAGAAATGCAATATGCAGTATCGGCAGAAATTGAACGTGAAAAGGAAATATTAAACGCTGATATTGAGGATGAGATAAAAGACCCTTTCACAGAAACCGATAGCCGACAGATGGATATAGAAGATAATGCTGAATAAAGATAATTATTTTGATCCTGAAATGAACATGAAATACATGTCAGTATCTCAATATAAACGATTTACTGAATGTGAAGCTATGGCAATGGCAATGCTGAAAGGTGAATACATATATCCTTCCTCAATCTCGATGTTAGTCGGCAGCTATGTTGATGCACACTTTGAAGGCAGTATTGATGAATTTATAACCAGAAATCCTTTGATATTTACACAAAAGGGTACATTGCGGTCAGAATATAAAAAGGCTAATGCAATTATAGAACGCATCGAACGTGATGAATTATTCATGCAGTTTCTATCAGGTGAGAAGCAAACAATATTCACAGGTCAGTTATTCGGTATTGACTGGAAAATTAAGATAGATAGTTACATACCGGATAAATGCATCACTGATTTGAAAATCTTAAAAGATATGAGGTTCATTGATAGATGGAGATATGACATTCAGGGAGCGGTATATCAGGCAGTAACTAAGCAGAATGTATCTAAATTATTACCATTCTATCTATCAATAGCAACAAAAGAAACTGTAACCGATATTGACATATTCCAGATACCAAACTATCTATTGAAACAGGCACTTGATGAGATTGAAGAAAATATACTGCATATCATGGATGTTAAAAACGGAGAAGTTGAACCGGAATATTGTGATGTATGTGGCTATTGCAAGACGGTTAAAAAAGCAAGGATTAGAAACTACATGGAACTAATCGCATAACACAGGCTGTGTAACAGCAGCCTATAATTTGGAGATATGAAATGGATAATAAATTGATGGAAAAAGAACAAGCAAGATTATCAAAGTTGTTCGGCTATGAAGTTGAGATTGAAGACGCAGAAGAAGAAATATATATAGTAAAATTTAAAATACCTGACTGTAATATATTTATAAGTGGACAAAGTGATTCGGACGATGATTACACATATGGTTATGCAATATATGTTGATTTGGGCGAAAAGTACAGACATAATAACGCTTGGTTAATTGGCGGATTAGGTGAAAAGCAATTAGCTGAAATGTTAAAGGATAGAGAATTTATATCCGAAGCTTATATGGCAGCCGATGCGGTATTGTTATTTAGAAAATACATCAAGGAGGCAAGCAATGAAACATAAAAAACCGTCATGGATTGACATGGCAATAATGAAAATCAAACAGATCAAGATAGTAAATATGGTTAGGTTTGTAATGACGTGGGTTATATTAATTGCTATGATCTGTGTGGTGTACATAGCTGTTGCCTGTATTGAAGCTGAAATTGAGAGCAGGCAAAGCGTAACAGAAGATATAGAAGTCCAGTATGAGCCACGCACAATAGAACCGGGCGATACTCTAAGCGAATTGGTAATAGATTTACCGGGAGATTATCGCAAATGGGTTACAGCAGTCAAAAAATACAATGATTGCACAGCTAATATCAAGACAGGTGAAATTATATATTTACCAGTTGAAGTAGAACAATTTGACGATATACCGAAATGGAAGATAGAAGGAAAGTATCATGAGTGAAGGAGGTAGAACAATGAAAAACGAATTTCAGACAGAAGATGATATGCTCAATGATATAGAAAAATTCAAAGAACTAGATTACGTAGATCAAAAACATTTAAAAGAAGAACTTAAAGAAGATGAATTTATACGAAAGCTTAGATTATTAAGCACTAAGACAGGGAAAACCATACTAGAATTAATGAAGATATTGAAAGAAGGGAAGCCAAATGAATATAAATGATCCAGTTTACAAAGTATCAGGATATGGCAATGTCAATTTACCATGTCTGCATTGCACAGACGACAGATATGAAGCCTGTCAGGATACATGTCAGAAGCCGGAATACATCGCAGCATGTAAAAGGCGAAAAGAAATAAAAGATAAAGAAAAGGAATATAAGCAGACACGATTCGGAAACCTGGAAGATAAAAAGCACAGGAAAAGTACCAAGCATAATACATGGAGGGATGAAAAGAATGATTAAATTAGTTGGACCATATTACTTGGACTTCAAACCATTAAACTATATACTCTGTTATCGGAGAGATGCAGGAAGTTTTCAAGGTAACAAAGCTAAGGATAAGTACGCTTATGACGAGATAGGCTACCTAACCAGCCTTTCTGGTGTGCTGAATGCGATTAAGTATCATGCAGGGGTAAACACTCCACCCGAAATTAAATCCATTGAGGGAGTCGTGAGCCGTTTAGAAGACATAGTGTTAAAAGCAAGCGACAATGATGTTGTCGAGCAATTATTGGAAAACCAAGATGACTTAAATTCTGAAATATTAGGATTGATGAAAAAACTAAGAGATGCAAATAAGAAAATCGAAAAACTGGAGGGCAATAATGGATAAATCAAAAGGAGAATTACAGCAGGAACTTGAAAAAATGTCAAATGACTTTTCAATGTCAATAATCAATTTAAATAAAAAAAATTCAGTTGCTAATTCAGATGTTAAAAACGAACTTATTGCATTAAAAAATAGAGTGCATATACAAATTGCTGATGTTAGCAAAATAGTTGAAGCACTACTACCTGATGAACCTGATAGTATTTTTAATATGAAGGAAGGGCAGATGTATTGGTATATAGATAGTGATGGCTTTGTATGTTATTCAGATTGGGGTTTACATCCTATTAATGGGAAACGACGCTCAATCGGCAACATCTACCTAACGGAAGCGGCAGCGGAATTTGAAGTTGAAAAATTAAAGCTTACACAGGAAATTGCAGCATGGCAGTTTGAGCATGATAAGTTTGTGCCGGATTGGGAGGATGATACTCAGGCTAAGTATTTTATTGAATATAGCTACTATACACATACTGTTATAGCAGATTTTAGTGCTAAATATCAACTCAATCAAGATTGTGAATCTTTTTCATCACAAAAAAAAGCAGAACAATGCGTACAATCCATCGGCAGCGAACGCATCAAAAAGTACTTATTTGGGGTGGTATTATGAAAGCACGAAGGTTAAATACTAAGTATGGCAATTTTATAAAAGACAAGTTATATGAAGTCTATTCAATGGCAGAATATATAAACGGTAAAATGACAGGTCTTTATATCGTTGATGAGGATGGATTTAGATACCATCTTGACGGTGGCAAAAGATATAAAATAGCATGGGAAATAATAGACGAAGAATACACAGGAACTTTATATGATTATTTCAAGCTGAATAAATCGAAGTGGAGGGATTAGATATGACTAAAAAAGAATTAGCAGAGGTAAAGGCTATCCCGGCATACTCAACACATATCGCTTATTTCAGATGGTATCGGGCGAAGATTAAGAAGGAACAGGAGAACAAACATGAAAGTAAGAATAACAAAAGTAACTGACAGATACGGCAAAGTAAACAAAGACATATCATACGAGGGTGTATATGATTTTATGAAAAATGAAATTGCATCATTTTGCAGAATTGATCAGCCACATACAAGGATTACTACAGGATTAGTGGTTAATACGATAATCATTGATAATGAAATCACGCTGCAGTGTGTCAATGATGTTTATTATCTGAAGGTGGTTGGGTTGTGAGTTTAGAATATTGTATGATATGTGATGAACCAACAGGCAATGCAGGAAGGTTAGATGATAGCATAATATGTGACGAATGTGGTCAGACTATATGTGAGGATTGCATAGGCGGTACAGACCCACAAGATGATTACGCAAAGATATGCAAGGAGTGTTGGGATGAATAAGGAGGGAATATAAAATGACGAGAAGGATATATCACATTGATGAATTAACTAATATCTGCGGTTATTTTAATAATCTTGAAAATTATAACTGTGAGCATCTAGATGCAGAGGAAGCCGACGAAAACGGCAAAGGACTGTGTTTTGCAACTTCGTGTCCGATTAGTCACTTGCTTGATAAAGCAGAGTTTGACAACAAGGTTGTTGATAGAAACGGATTTGACCAATGTGATACATGCACGGAATGTGAAGATGACCCTGAGAATTGTACCGCCTGTGAAATGTGCGAATTGGTTGTTGTCGAAATTGAAAATGGTAAGATAAAAGGAATAAAAGAATAGCCAATGCAACAAGGCAGACAACCATGTTTGATTGATACGAAAAGTGTACATTTTACAGCAAATATCTACCACAAAAACGCAAATAATTGTTATCTTTTTATTTGACAATGTTGTTATTGTTGTGTATAATTAAATGAAGAAAGGAGGTGATCCTACTGAACATTGAAAAACGTAGAAAGCAGCTAGGGTTTAATCAATCAGATATGGCGAGATTACTTGGTGTACATATCAACACTTATAGACTATGGGAAACTGGATTAGGAAAACCTAACGAAGAAAATATGATAAAGCTAAAAAAGATGCTGCAGATTAAGGAAGGAAGTGAGTAGGGATGACTGCTACAAAAATTCAAATGTTATCAACTGAGTATTATTTAATAGCAAAGCGTTATAGTAATCCTGATCATGGATTAATACATCTTTCATCAATATGGTATGAATTATCTGAATTTATGAAGTATGATAAAGATGAGCAGCTTATTGTCTTAAACTGCATAACTCAAGTGATGGACAGAATTAGTAATGAGCAAGAGGGCAGGGGATGAAATGGCTGGAAGTGATAATAAAAGCAAAGGCTTTATAGCATTATACAGATCAATATTAGATTGGGAGTGGTATTCTGATATAAATGTTTGTCGGTTGTTTACTCATTTACTTTTAAAAGCTAATCACAAAGATAATAAATGGCATGGTAAGTCTATTAAAAAAGGTTGTTTAATTACTTCGCTTAATCATCTATCAGAAGAAACAGGCTTATCAGTGCAGCAGGTACGAACATCACTAAATAAGTTAAAATCAACAAATGAAATAACAAGCACAGCAACAAACAGATTTACCCTTATAAGCGTGATTAACTATAGTGATTATCAGAAAATAGAAAAGCCGAGCAACAAGCCAAACAACAGCAAAGTAACAAACAAACAACAAACAGATAACAAACAGATAACAAACAAACAACAAACAGATAACAACAAACAACCATATAACCAAGGAACCATTAAACCATTAAACCATGTAACCAAGGATATACCGGAGTCGCCTGAAGTCGACAGCCCACCTTCAAAACATAGATATGGTGAATTTAAAAAAGTGCTGTTAAAAGATGATGAATATGAAAAGCTAATTGATAAATTCGGTGAAGTGGATGCCAAAGAACGAATAGAAAGATTAGATATTTACATAGGCAGTAATAAAAAAGGGAAAAACTATATAGACCACTATCGGGTTATTCTTAGTTGGGCAAGAAAAGACGAGAAGGAAGGTAGATCAAACAAACCAATGACAAGAGCAGAGAAATCAGATGATGTATTAAGAAAGTGGGTAAGTGATGAATAAATTAAAGCCTTGTCCATATTGTGGGGCATTTGGAAATCAGTTAGAATTATATACTCAAATTCATGGTTATATGGAATTAACTTGCCAAAGATGCAATAAAACCCTTGTATTTGTTAATATAAATTCAAAAGATGAAGCGATTGAAGCGTGGAATACACGAACAACACCATCATTATTAGCACTATGCGAAGGTGCAAGAAAAGATATTGACGGTAAATGCTATGGCTATCAAAGGGATATTGAAGATGATGAACCGTCCGAAATGTGCAAAGAATGTTCTTTTAGTTTATTTTATGAGAATCCTAATGACTAAAAAAGAATTTGCAAATATATTCCTAACTCTCTCTAAAACATATGACTGGTTTGACGCTACAGATGATGCAAAGCTGGGTATTTGGTACAACTTCTTTGAGGGGGATGATTACAGGCTGACACTTGCAGCGGTACAAGCATTCATATCCATATCCGATAGACCACCAACAGTAGCAGGGATTAGGGCAAAGATGGTTGATATACAAACCCCTGTGGTTATGTTGACGGCAGGTGAAGCATGGCAGGAGGTAGTCGGTGTTATCAGTAGGTATGGGTATTATGCAGAACGTGAAGCATTAGAAAGTTTAAGCCTGATGGTTAGAAAGGCAACTAAAGCAATGGGATTTAGACAGTTATGTATGAGTGAAAACCAGATAGCAGACAGAGCAAGGTTCTTTCAGACTTATAACAGTATGGTTGAGCGTGAGAAGAATGTTGCGGTAATACCAATGGCAGTTAGAAAAAGAATAGCTGAGATTATGAACGGATCAAAACAAATTACAGGAGGTAACAATGAATAAATATGAAGTCGGCAAATGGTACAAAGCCGATAAAGAGGGATGATATGACGTATAAAGATATTTATATATCGAAAAGAATGAAGTTACATAAAAAGAGAATAGAAAGTATATATCATAAGCATTGTCCGGGTGATGAAACATTTCGATTAGGATATGGTCCGAAAGTAGATTGGAATAAATCATATTCACCAGATGTAAACGGAATGCCTAATGGCTGCCGTGGTATTACCTGCGAACAATGCTGGAATCAGGAGTATGAGGAGGACGCAGAATGACTGAACTATTACTATTGCTTTTATTTCTCGGTTGTCTGATATGGTCTGCAGTACGCCAACACAGGGGCATACAGAGCCATACGCTGAATAAGTTCCATTAGTAATGTTATGCTAAGGGTAAAAATTAAGGGCATTGAGAGGTGCAGAAAGGGGCAAGATGAGGTTCTTAGATTTATTTTCCGGCATAGGTGGTTTTCGTTTGGGGATGGAACAGGCAGGACATGAATGTGTCGGTCATGTTGAGATAGACAAGTATGCAAATATAAGTTATACAGCTATACATAAACCGAAAGAAGGTGAGTTTTTTGCAAATGACATTCGAGGAGTTGATCCCGAATTATTGCCCGAAGCAGACATTTACTGTGGTGGATTTCCATGCCAGAGTTTTAGCATTGCTGGAAAGCGAGGGGGTTTCGAGGATACAAGAGGAACTCTTTTCTTTGAAATCATGCGGTTGGCTAAAATCAGAAAACCTTCATATCTTTTCCTTGAGAATGTCAAAGGACTTCTTTCACACGATGGAGGAAAAACTTTCGGAACTATCCTCAGAAGTTTATGGGAATGTGGGTATGATGCACAATGGCAGGTGCTTAACAGCAAAAACTACGGAATTGGACATAGCAGGGAAAGAGTGTTCATTGTTGGATATCTTAGAGGAGAATGTCAGCCAGAAATATTCCCTTTGTCAATCAAAAGCAATGGAACTCATAAAACAATATGCAAACTCGGACCATTTAGAGGAAATATTGAATATCCTAATGGTATAAGTAATACAATAACAAAAAGCTATGGTATGGAATCAGGAGACAGTACGAAGGTATTTCATCAAGGTAAGATAAGATTATTCACAAGTCTTGAATGTTGGCGTTTACAGGGTTTTCCTGATTGGACACATGAAAGAGCAAAGCAAGCAGGAGTATCAGAAAGTCAGAGATATAAACAAGCAGGAAATTCGGTAACAGTAAATGTTATCTATGAGATAGCACAAAGATTGGAGCAACCATGATTCTGAAAACTTGTGACATACCAAATCTTACTAACTGGTTAGCGTTAGCATTAGCGATAAAAAAACGTGTTGTAACGAGGATTGATGATCGTGGCAAAGAGATAAAAAGAAAAGTTACTGTAACTCAGGCATGTATCCTAATGGGTATTTCTGAACGAAAAGATAGAAAAGTGATAGATAGGGTTTGTACTTGGTGCGGAAAAACTCACAAAGCAAAGGAAACAAATGGTAAGTATTTCTTCTGTCCTGATGATAATTGCAACACACAATACCACATGTGGAAGAAAAAAGATGTAATCACTAAGCAGCAGAAAGCCGAATATCAGGAGAGAAAACGAAGGGAGAAGATGAGTGAAAAAATATAGGATGACAAGGATGAAAATATTACGGCAGAGAAAAAATCTCGAAAGACGGTTTGATAGAGCGATTATAGAAGGTTATAAGGGGTTTGATTTAAAAGCAAGTGAAATTTATCCAGTCAATATAGAATATTTTAAAACTAAACGTCCCATTGAGAACTCAGATAGAGAAGGATATAGTTATAAAGTTGATTTAACGAAGGGAGAAAAGGGATGCCTAAACAAACAAACTTTATAAACGTTGAATGTATCCATCCTGACGAAGACTGTATTTATAAAATTCCTGATGGTGATGTTAATGGAAGAGGGTATGGCTGGGAGTATGATGTTAATTATTTCTGTGGAAAACTTATGAGTAATCAAATTAATTCATGTTTACAATTAAAAAAGAAGGTGAGCGAAGATGCCAGATAAGAGAGAGTTCAGATTTACCGTATTAGGTACGCCACAAGGCAAGGCAAGGCACAGAACAACAAAAGTAGGGAATACATACACACCACAAAAAACAGTAGATTACGAAAACCTTGTCGGATATAGTTTCAAGCAGCAATGTAAAGGTGCTGTGATGATTGAAAAGGGCTTACCTGTAAAAGCTGAGATATTTGCATTTTACCAAAGACCGAAAAGACCGAAATATAAGTTACCGTTAGTTAAACCGGATCTTGATAATATATGCAAAGCTATACTGGATTCACTTAATGGTATTGCATTTTACGATGATGCACAGGTGGCGAATATATTAATGCTTAAATTCTATAGTGATAATCCAAGGGTGGAAGTGATTATAAAGGAGTTGTAAATATGTCTACAGCAACATTGAAGCTATTAACACAATCAGTAATCGACAGCATAGCAGGCGA